GAAGGTGGCTATCCACTGAGTAGACAAAGGCTCGCTGAAATACAGATAGAAATTTTAAATAGTGGAGCGATAGGTGTCGGTTGGGTAGTCGCCTTTCCTCAACCAGATAGATTTGGCGGAGATGCAGAATTCTCTGAAGCCTTATCTTACGCACCAAGTATCTTGGCAATGTTTGAAAATGATAATGGAAATTATCCGCCCACTACTGGAACAGTCATTATGGGTGATGACAAAGGTGGTATAGATGCAAAGGGCGTTATTCAGAATATACACATACTCAGACAAAGCGCCAATCAAGGTATAGCCGTAGCAAGGGTTGAAGTAGATTCTTTAATAAGACGATTGCCCTTATTGCTAAGAACTCCTGATGGTTGGGTTCCTGCTTATGGTACTGAGGTTCTGAAGATATTAACTGGTGCTGATACCTACGTTATAAAGACCAATGAAATAGGTATAGAAGAAATAAGAGTTAAAGGTTTACCGCCTGTTAAAACAGATGTACTTGGTCGTAAGTGGATAAGTTGGGTTGATACACCGCAAACAGACTTAAAGGAAATGAATGTAGAAGGTAAGTTTGTGTTCGTTGGTTTCACGGCAAAAGGGATAATGCCACAACTAAGCGTACCTAATGGTCAACTCTTAGAGCCACATAAGATTCAAGCTGCATTAGCTGAGTCTATTCTTATTGAAAACAGTCCTTACGTTCCTGACTACGCATTAGCAGTAGAAGCAGGTATATTTGCCCTCTCAGTACTCTTTACGTGGCTTCTGCTGCACGTTTTTGGTATAACCCTTGGCATTACTCTATTTATAACTTTGATGCTTACAACGGCTTATTTTAGCTTCTATACAATTCAACAAGGATTGTTAATAGACGTAACATGGACATTAATATCACAGTTCATTACAGGTTCAGTAGCTTTCTACTTAAGGTTTAGAGAACAGTTTAAATTAAGACAGCAGATTAAAAAACAATTTGAACACTACCTAGACCCTGCACAAGTTAAGAGATTACAAAGCAATCCAGAGCTTTTAAAGTTAGGTGGTGAAAAGAGGTACTGTACCTTTTTGTTTACAGATGTCAGAGGTTTCACAGCCATGTCAGAAAACTTAGAGCCTGAAGATGTCGCTCTAATAATGAATAAAGCTTTAACTGTTCAACAGAAAGCCGTTCAGGTTCATGGCGGAATGGTAGACAAATACATTGGGGACGCAATGATGGCTATATTTAATGCTCCTTTAGATTTAGATAACCATGAACAGAAAGCAGTAGACTGTGCATTAAGTATGCAAGAAGGTATGTTATTTCTTAATGATGATTTAGAAAAGGAAGGACTTCCTCCTATAGAAATTGGTATAGGTATCCATAGTGGAAAAGCTGTAGTTGGAAACATGGGAAGTGAATCTAGATTTGATTATACGGCTATAGGAGATGCCGTAAATACAGCAGCAAGAACTGAGTCTGCTTGTAAAGAAGCAGGACATAACCTCTTGATTACTAAAGATACTATTTCTAAATGTTCAAATACTTTTGAAGTACTCAAGCCTATACCTGTGAAAGGTAAATCTGTTCCTTTAAATATCAATACAATACTTTAAAAGGTAGCGTCCAACTGAACTTCTATCTTTTTATGTAGAGGTTCTAAAGCTAGTTTAGCTTCTTGTATTGCTTTAAGTATAACAAGTCTATCATCTTTTTGAAATCTATGTATTTCTTCTTCAGGGAAGCTAGATATTTCTGTAACTAATTTGTTATCAGAATCAATAACTAACTTCCAACTAATAAGGTTAGCTTCCGATGCCTTCATTATTTATCTCCATAAAGTTTACAACATCTTGTTTCCCACGAAGTCCTGCTTTCATGTAAGAAGTTGCTCGACCTTCAAAAAAGTTTTGATGTTCAACACCCATAACTTCATCAATCCAACCTAAAGGATTCTCTCGTTGGTCGTAGTTTGTTTTTAATCCTAGCTGAAGTAATCTTCTATCAGCTATATATCTGTTGTATGCATACATGTCTTTCTTTGTAAGACCTTGTAAGTCTCCCATTTCGAATACTAAATCAAGAAACTTATCTTCAAGCGTAACCATTTCTCTACAGATTTCATAAAGTTCTTTCTTAAAATTATCTGTCCAGATATCAAGATTCTCTTGTATAAATTCTCTAAACAACTGTGTCATAGCCTCAACGTGTAATGATTCATCGCGTATAGAGTACGTAACTATCTGCCCCATACCTTTCATTTTACCAAAGCGAGGGAAGTTTAGCAAGATAGCAAAACTACTAAAGAGTTGTAAGCCTTCTGTAAATGCCGAGTAAACTGCTAAAGTTTTAGCAATAGTTTTTTTATCTTTTTTACGCGGCTTAAAGGTTGATATATAATCATGTTTAGCTGCCATTTCTTCGTACTCTGAGAAAGCTTTGTATTCTATTTCAGGCATACCTACTGTATCAAGTAGTACACTATATGCATCTTGGTGTATACCCTCCATATTTACAAAAGAACCCATCATCATTCTAGCTTCAGGCTTTCTAAACATAGGCATATACTTATCTATATACCCCGAAGCTACGTCTACATCTGATTGAGTAAACAGTCTAAATATTTGAGTTAATAGGTTTTTTTCTTCAGGTGAAATTTCTTGCCAGTCTTTTACGTCTGTATGTAGGGGCACAGAGTCAGTCACCCAATGCATTTGATTTTGTAATTTAAAGTAATCGTACATCCACGGGTACTCAAAAGGTTTGTAGTAATCTCTATTGCTTAGTAAGCTCATGTGTTCTCCTGTAAATAGTTAATTGCTTTTGTTAATTTTTGTATATCATCTTTAAAATGTCCTAGACCTAGGTTACACATACCACATAAAATACCTCTAATTTTATTAGTTGTGTGACAATGGTCTACATGAATATGTTTTGTATCCAAAATAGTAAAAGAAGTTAAACAAATTTTACATTTATCATTTTGTTCGTCTAACATATTCTTATAGTCTTCAGATGATAATCCATATTTTTTCTCTCTCCAATAAGCAGCTTTCTGTTCTTTATTTTTTTCATTATATTCTTTTCTTTGAGCAGCTATCTGTTCTTTATTTTTTTCATAATATTCTTTTTGTTGAGCAGCTATCTGTTCTTTATTTTTTTCATTATATTCTTTTTGTTGAGCAGCTATCTGTTCTTTATTTTTTTCTCTGTATTCTTTAATAGCTTCTTTATTTTTTTCTCTGTATTCTTTTTGTTGAGCAAGACGTTTTTCTCTATTATCTTCTTGATATGTTTTTACTCTATCACATATAGCTTCTTTATTTTTTATATAATATTCTTTATCATAAGCAGCTTTCTGTTCTTTAGTTTGAGACATTATATTCCTCCACTTGTTTAGCATACTTTTCAAGTAGCCATTTGTTATAAGTTTTAATATATTCTTCTTCAGTTAATTTTACTGCACCAAAGGCTGAGTTCTCGTCACAATGGTCTAGCCACATACGAGTGCAAAAACTTTTAAAATTATTTGACATCTTTATCCCTCACAAGCTATACAATCTACCTCGTCTAATTTAATACGCGGTATCTTAATATTAACATTCTCTGCAGTTCTAGCAGCATCTGACCTAAAGTAATATAAAGACTTTAGTTTGTGCATAGCATACCAATGTACATCGTTGACATACTGCATATAATCGTCATGTATTTCTTGACTGTCTGTAGTCTTAGGTAATGTAAAAAATAAATTAACACTTTGACTTTGGCAAATATACTGTTGTCTCATATGAGCGTGTTCAACTATCCAGATTTGATTTAACTCATCTGCTGTTTTAAATATTTCTTTTTCTTTATCTGTAAAGATATCCATGTCTTGTATAGAACCTTTCTTAGCAGTTATCTCTTTCCAAATTTTTACTTTACTTCCTTTCTTCTTAGAAATAATCTTATCTAAGTATTTATTTTTAACTTGGTACGAACCTGAGAGAGTTTTGTGTGTAAAAATGTTCGCACGATTTGGTTCAATACTAGGGGAAGTGCCACCGCATATAATACTACTACTGGCATTAGGAGCAATAGCCAAAAGGTGAGCGTTACGCATACCTGAACCACTAATATCAGGAGCTTCACCACGATTCTCCGCAAGAACTTTACTCGCAGCCACGGACTTAGTTTTAATATGGTTAAAAGCTTTGTTGTTAAATCCTGTAGCAAAGATTCCCTCAAATGGAATGTTATTTTTTTGAAGATAGGCATGGAAGCCCATTGCCCCCAAACCAAGTGACCTTTCTCTATAAGCAGAGAAGCTAGATTTTGTGAAGCCTTCCTTACCTTCTCGTATATAACTTTTAAACCTTTTAAAATTTGCATTGTAATCTCCTAATTCTGTTGTATCAATTGCGTTGTCTATGAAATGTTGAATAACATTATCCAACATAGTAATTAAATCTGATATAAAGTTTTCATCTTTGGACCATTTATCAAAATGTTCTAGGTTTACTGAAGACAAACAACAGACTGCAGTTCTTTCTTCATTGGTTGGTAAGGTTATTTCAGAACATAAATTACTTTGCTTAATATCTAAACCTAAATCTTTCTGACCTTTTGGTAAAGCATCATTACAAGTATCTATATTAACCATGTAAGGCTCACCTGTCTCTGCTCTAGCGTGTATTATCTGCCACCATAAATCCCTAGCATTAACAGTCTTAACTGCTTCACCTGTCTTAGGGTCTATGAGTCTCCAGTCTGCATCTTCTTGTACGGCTTGTAAAAATTCATTGGTTATATTAACTCCGTTGTGAATGTTAAGGCACTTCCTATTTATATCTCCACCTGATTCTTTTCTTATGTTTATGAACTCTTCTATTTCAGGATGAGAAATATTCATATACGCTGCGTATGAACCCCTACGTGTTATGCCCTGATTAAAGGCTAACATTTCAGAGTCCACTACTTTCATGAATGGAATTGAACCAGTAGAACGACTATTGTTAGCAGTAG